AATCGCTCAAAACATGTTGCAGGGCAAATATTTTCCATTTGTCGTTAATCGTGGTCATGGCTTAATCTTTCCAATGGTTGCAAGGTCGGGTGCTTGTGTAGTAGTGGGCGCTCGGGTCGCTTATGCGGTATTCGGTCAACATGGCGCGGGCTTCGCGCATCGTTGGGAATTCGTCCACGGTTTCCAAATCCCGACCATCGCGGCGTTGTATGTAGATCATTCGGTCACCTCGGTTTCTTCGATGTACTCGCCCTGAGTCAGCGACTGGGCGACCCATTCAGCAGCGAACCACACCACGGCATTGGAAAACCTTACAAAGTCGCCCAGTTCATCGGTCACATAGGCGGGCATTTGACCCACGGCATCGTGGTACTCGGCGAGCGCTTCGTGCAAGTCATCGCCAAATCGTTTGTATAGGTTCGCGGTCTCGGCGCAGTAAATCATCCCGCTTACGCCACCGCTGCACCCGTGGTTTGCAATGTCTGCGAGTTCATTGTGCGAATAGTTGTCAGTCATCCATTGTTTAAAGTCAGTCATGGTTCATTACTCCTAAAAATTACGGGTTACAGGGAAAAAGCAAACACGGTCAAAAGGTACAGGGCGAGGGCGGCAACCGCTGCCCCGCCAACCACTACCCATTTGCTAGGCTCGGCGGGTGTCACTGGGTCGGGGGTGTAGTGCTCGGCGTGGTTTGAGTACTTCATTACAAATTACCTTTACAAGTTGTTGATGTGTCTATTATATACCCGCTGGGTTCATTGTCAACCCCGTGGGTGCATTTATTTTCTAGGTGCTTTCCCTACCCGCTGGGTTTAATCGATAAGTCAGCACCGCAGCGTCTCGCGCTTCAATGCTCGCAAAATACCCCAAGTGAATCAGCGCACCATCTGCGCCGCGTACGCGCCCCCTATAAGGTTTGCGCTGTTTAGTCAGTCGCGGCAATTTCTCGCCAGTTCGCAACCAGTGCAACACCACGCCAGCGGCAACGGTGCGCCCATCCCACACCACACGCGCCCCGCATGGGATGCAAACAGAGTAATCGAACGATTGACCGTCCAATGAATAGCGCCGCCATGTTTCGCGGCGCATCAAGCGCCCGCCACGCTCTACAAATTCGACAGCCACACAGTGAGGCTTTTTAATCAGCGGCTTGGGTTTGCGTCCCCGTTTGTTTTTACGAATTGGCAACACCTGCGCCACGGGTTCAGGAATTCCCAAGATTTCGCGCAGCTTTGAATCTGGCATCGCGTCTATCAGGTCGAAGTCTATTTCAGCGAATCGCGGCAAATTAAAAACCGATTCGACTAATTCATCATGTGTTTGCATCTCTGCTCCTTTGTTCCCATGTTCCCACATTGTACCACACCTGCACCATCATTCCTTACAGAAGGATAAAAGGATTCTGAGATTCAAAAAATAAGTGCTTTTAAAAAAGTCGTATAAATATTGCTTCGCGCACGGGGAGTCCATACGTCACAGCCCCGCGACAATGTGGGAACATGGGAACAAAAAACCCTTTCCCAATGACCCAGCGGGGGAGATTCCCCGATTCACTGACCCACGGGGTAAACGCCTCACGGCGCATCGATTGAACCAATGGACGCAATGACCCAGCGGGTGTATCAATGACCCACGGGGTCGGGCGTCTGTGTTGCCGTGGTGCTCGGCGCTCGGCGCTCGGCGTCCCGCGCTGACCAAATGGTGCAGGATTCCGGCAACCGGATTTCTGGCCGATGGGGTGGGTGGGGTCCCGCGACCCTCCGGTCACGGCGACGGTGGTATCACGAACAATTTTTTATTTTTTCATTTAACCCAGTACCCAGTGGGTTCCTGTATTCCTTTTCCCCACGCATCACAAACCTGTGGTAGATTCACAGCACTATGGAAACAAGGCAAACCTTATCTGTAGGCGCAGTTGTCACACCCGGCCAAGTTGACGAACTCGACAACCTCGAATTGCCCCAGTGGCTTTCTGTGCCTGACGCCAAGCCGCTCTCCCCGAGCAAGGTGATGCGTGAACTCGTCCATGCTCAATATGAAAACATCTTTGAGCGGATCGTTGAGCAGATTTACCGTGGCCGCTCCCTTGCATCGCTGCTCGATGACGACCACCGGGAGATCAGCTACGAGGGGTTCTTGCGCTGGATCAAGCGAGACCCGATGCGCCATGAACGATTCAAAGAAGCGCAGGAGAACAGGTCCGAGTTCATCGCTGGGGAGATTCTCCAGATTGCCGATGCCGAGGATTCCATAGAGGATGTGCAGCGTTCGCGCTTGAAGATCGACACTCGCAAGTGGCTCATGTCCGCTTGGAACAGGAAACGCTACGGCGAGACCAAGACCCTTGAGATGGCTGGCTCGATCTCGATTACGAATGCGCTGGCTGCGGCCCGTGAGCGCATGATCGAGGCAGAGGTGATTGACGTGACACCAAGATTGGAAGACTGATGCAGCGCCCCATTTACTCGCCAGAGGAGGAGCAACTGCTGATGACGCAGCTTTGGTCTCCGCAGATTTCGGATGACCCAGAGAACTTCGTCATGTTCTGCTTTCCGTGGGGGCAGAAGAATACGCCCTTGGAGAAGTTCAAAGGACCACGCGCATGGCAGCGCCGGGCACTCAGGCGCATCGCCGAGTTCATTAAGGCCAACAAGAACAAGATGGACAACGACGAGTTGATCGATGCGCTGCGCCGAGCCGTATCGTCTGGTCGTGGTGTGGGGAAGTCGGCACTCGTGTCATGGCTGATCCTGTGGATGCTGACAACTCGCATCGGATCAAGCGTCGTCGTGTCGGCCAACAGCGAGACACAGTTAAGAACGGTCACTTGGGGTGAGTTGACCAAGTGGGCCACGATGGCCATGAACTCGCACTGGTGGGAACCGTCTGCTACGAAGCTGGCCCCTGCATCGTGGCTGACCGACTTGGTCGAACGCGATCTGAAGAAGGGCACGCGCTACTGGGGAGCCGAGGGCAAACTGTGGAGCGAGGAGAACCCCGATGCGTACGCTGGCGTACACAACATGGACGGGATGATGGTGATCTTTGATGAAGCCTCGGGTATCCCAGACTCCATCTGGTCAGTCGCTGCGGGCTTCTTTACCGAGAACATTTTGGACCGATACTGGTTCGCGTTCTCCAACGGTCGTCGCAACACCGGGTACTTTTACGAGGCGATTGACGGGAACAAGCGGGACTTCTGGGAAAGCGAGAAGATCGACGCACGCACCGTCGAGGGTACGGACAAGTCGATCTATGACCAGATCATCGCTGAGTACGGCGAAGACTCCGACGAAGCCCGGGTCGAGGTGTACGGCGACTTCCCCAAGAGCGGCGATGACCAGTTCATCATTCCATCGGTGGTGGACGATGCCATGAAGCGACCCAAGTACAAAGACATGACCGCACCCATCGTGCTCGGTGTTGACCCGGCCCGTGGGGGCATGGACTCGACAGTGATCGTGGCCCGTCAAGGGCGCGACATCTTGGCGATCCGCAGGTTCAAAGGTGACGACACCATGACCACCGTGGGCAACGTCATCGACATGATCGAGGAGTTCAAGCCGACGCTGACTGCCATCGACGAGGGCGGGCTTGGGTACGGGATACTTGACAGACTCAACGAGCAGCGGTACAAAGTGCGCGGGGTGAACTTTGGCTGGAAAGCCAAGAACCCTGTGATGTGGGGTAACAAACGAGCCGAGATGTGGGGCACGATGCGCGAGTGGTTAAAGACCGCCGCGCTGCCACAAGACAGACAGTTGAAGGCCGATCTGGTTGGCCCGATCAAAAAGCCCAACTCGGCTGGTACGATATTCTTAGAGGGGAAAAAGGAAATGAAAGCCCGTGGTTTGGCATCACCCGATGCTGCTGATGCACTGGCCGTGACTTTCGCCTTCCCTGTGGCACATCGAGAGTACAATGACCGAACAATCCAACGGCGCAACGCTCAAGGCGGCGCTGTTACAAACTCATGGATGGGAGCGTAAATGCCACTTGTCAAATCACCCAGCAAAAATGCGTTCCGTGCGAATGTAAAAGCCGAAGTTGCATCGGGTAAGCCCGTCAAACAAGCCGTTGCCATCGCGTATTCAGTCAAACGCGAAGCCCAAAAACCAGCCCCGAAAAGCAAAAAATGACCCTCAGAGCCAACCAAAATTGCGCCATCATCGAGCCGGATGTTGAGAAACACGAACTGTTTGTCCTCCCTCCCGGAGACAAATGTGAAACTGGTATTGTTGTTGCGATTGGTCCAGATTGCAAAGATGTCGCAGTTGGTGACCACGTATACTTTGGCGTGGGTCAGGAATTTAAACACGATGGCAAGGACTACATTGTCATGCGCGAACCCCATATCTTAGGAGTCTTGGAACATGAGTGATCCAACAGGAATAGCGGCTGCTGGAGCAGTTGCCAACGGCGGTTCGGCCAAAGACAAGAGCGACTCTGACGTTCTTGCCACAGCGCGATCACGACTGGACCAAGCGATCTCTGCGCTGTCTGAGTCGCGTGAAGACGAACTTGACGATCTGCGGTTTTTTGCAGCGTCCCCAGACAATCAATGGCAGTGGCCCGCCGATGTGCTGGCAACTCGTGGCGCGGTGCAAGGTCAGACGATCAATGCACGCCCCTGTTTGACCATCAACAAGCTGCCACAGCACGTCCACCAAGTCACCAACGAGCAGCGCCAGAACCGCCCGCAGCCCAAAGTCATCCCCGCTGACGATGCTGCCGACGAAGAAGTGGCAGAGGTCTATAACGGCGTGATTCGTCACATCGAGTACATCTCCGACGCTGATGTGGCCTACGACACAGCGTGCGAAAACCAAGTCACTTACGGTGAAGGTTACGTCCGCATCTTGACCGAGTATTGCGACGAGAAATCATTCGACCAAGACATCAAAATTGGCCGCATTCGCAACAGCTTCTCGGTCTACATGGACCCGCTGATTCAAGACCCTTGCGGTGCTGACGCCCAGTGGTGCTTTGTGACCGAAGACCTGCCACGTTCAGAGTACCAGCGTCTGTACCCCAACTCAGCCCCACTCAGCACATTGCAAACTTTGGGTGTTGGCGACCAAGAAATCTCCCAGTGGCTCAATGAAGACACAGTCCGTATCGCGGAATACTTCTACAAAGAGTACACCAACGAAAAATTGAACTTGTACCCCGGCAACGTGGCTGCATTTGAGGGTACGCCCGAAGACAAAGTGCTGAAAATGCAATTTGGGTCGCCAATCAAGAGCCGCACATCCGAGCGTTGCAAGGTCAAGTGGCTCAAAATCAACGGCTACGAGGTGCTTGAGCGCCAAGACTGGGCTGGAATGCACATCCCTGTGATTCGCTGCGTTGGTAACGAATTTGAGATGGAAGGTCGCC